TTTCATACATAAAGAAGGCAGGCGTATGGAAACGCCTCAAGCGTTTTACATGCGAGTCGCTATGGGTCTTTGTTTAAATGAAGAAAACAAAGAAGAGAAAGCTATTGAGATTTATAACATGATGTCTGAGTTTAGATACTCACCATCTACGCCAACTCTTTTTAATAGCGGAACTTGCCACTCTCAATTATCTTCTTGTTATCTAAGCACGGTGGATGATTCTATTGACGGTATCTTTGGCACTATTCATGGTCAGGCTAGACTCTCAAAGTATGCTGGAGGTCTTGGTGTAGACTGGAGTTCTGTTCGCTCTACTGGTTCTTATATTAAAGGTACAAATGGGCAGTCTTCTGGACTAATTCCGTGGTTAAAAATATTTAATGATACTCTTGTCGGCGTAAACCAAGGTGGTAAGCGTAAAGGTGCTGGCTGCGCTTACTTGGAAGTATGGCATCTTGATGTTGAAGACTTTTTAGACCTCAGAAAAAATACTGGTGATGATCGTCGTCGTTGTCACGATATGAATACCGCATTGTGGATTTGTGATGACTTCATGTTGGCTGCTCAAAAAGGAAGAGATTGGTATTTATTTGACCCATCTGAATGTCCTGAATTACATGAAACATATGGCAAGAAATTCACAAGAGTATATAACAAATACAAAAAGATGGCAAAAGACGGAGAGATTAAAAACTTCCGTGTTATAAACGCCAAAGATTTATGGAAGAAGATGCTCAAGTCTCTTTATGAAACAGGGCATCCATGGATTACCTTCAAAGATCCTTCTAACATTCGCTATAGCAATAAGCATGAAGGCGTTGTTCATTCTTCCAATTTATGCACAGAAATACTTCTTCATACTAAGCCAACAGTGTACGAAGATGGTGAAGTTGTTGAAGTAGGAGAGACTGCTGTTTGTAATCTAGCCTCTATCAATCTTGAAAACCATGTTAAGGTTCGTGCTATTGATTGGAAAAAGTTACAGAAGACAGTAGAAGTGGCTATTAGAGGCTTGGACAATGTCATTGATCTTAACTTTTATCCAACCAAAGAAGCCGCTAAGTCCAACCTAAGAAATCGCCCTGTTGGTCTAGGCGTTATGGGTACTCATGGCTTGCTACATAAGCTAGGAGTTGTTTACAACTCTCAAGATGCCGTTGTTCTCTGTGGTAAGATACAAGAATTCATCTCTTATCATGCTATCCTCACTTCTTCTAAGTTAGCGAAAGAGCGAGGACACTACGAATCTTACGAAGGCTCTGAATGGAGTTATGGTAATTTGCCTATTGACACTTATTGTCGATTGATGAACGAGAGGCATCCAGAATACACAAAAAGCGGCGGAGACAATCATTATAAACCTGCCGACTTTGAAAAGATGGACTGGGATAAGGTTAGGACTCACATAGCTGAATATGGAATGAGAAACTCAAACGTAATGGCTATAGCCCCTACTGCAACAATTTCTTACATACAAGGTTGTTCGCAATCTATTGAACCTGACTACTCAACTCTCTTTGTCTACTCAACTTTAAGCGGTGAGTTTACAATGATCAACGAATACTTTGTAGAAGCCGCAAAGAAAAAAGGTATATGGGGAAAAGACTTAGTTGAAGCCCTTAAAGCTGCTGACGGCGATGTTATGTCAATAAATTTAGACGAAGAGCTACAGAGAGAGTTTAAAACTGCATTTGATATTAAACCAGATATCCTTCTTGATGCGGCAGCTGAAAGACAAAAGTGGATTGATATGGGAGAGTCCTTAAATCTTTATAATAAAGGCACTAGTCTTAAGTATCTCAACGATATGTATATGCACGCTTGGGAGCAAGGACTTAAAACAACATATTACCTAAGAAGCAAAGCTGCTACGAGGATTGAAAAATCTACAGTTCAGACAACAAAAGAAGTGCCTGAAGAAGATTTAAGTCAGGTCAAAGCCTGCTCACTAGATGACCCAGATTGCGAAAGTTGCCAATAATGAAAAAGACTAAAGAAATTATTTCGGACAAAGTTGCGGTAGTTAATCAAATTCTTCCTCACACAAACAAGTGGGCGTGGGATTTATTCATTGATGGCGCGGCTAATAATTGGATGCCAACTGAAATTTCAATGGCTAAAGATATTGAACAGTGGCGTTCTGACTTGCTAACCAGCGACGAGAAATTAGTAGTAAAAAGGTCTTTGGGGTTCTTTGCCGGTTCAGAGTCTCTAGTGGCAAATAATCTGCTACTAAGCATCTTCAAATATGTAACTGATCCTGAGTGCCGACAGTACATCCTTAGACAAGCGTATGAAGAAAGTCTACACAACTTAACTGTTGTTTATTGTTGTGATTCTCTTGGCCTAAAGATTGATCAAGTTTATGAAGCATATAACTCAGTCCCTAGTATCAAGTCTAAGGATGAGTTTCTGATGAATATTTGCACAGATATTAACAGGCCAGATTTCAATATCAATACGCTAGAAGGTAAGAGAGAGTTCTTAAGAAACATCATTACCTACTACATCATATGTGAAGGAATCTTTTTCTTTTCCGGCTTTGCAATGCTTCTTTCTTTTAATAGACAAAATAAACTTCCCGGAGTTGGAGAACAAATCCAGTATACACTTCGTGATGAAAGCTTACATATAAAATTTGGAACCACACTTATCAATAGGATTAGAGAAGACAATCCAAAAGTATGGACTAAATCTTTTGAAAAAGAGACTTTGGAACATATAGACAAGGCCATGGAACTTGAACTGGCTTATGCTAGAGATGTTTTGCCAAATGGTATTCTCGGGCTTAATTCAGAAATGTTCATTGACTATGTGCAGTACATAGCTAATCGTAGACTAGAAGATTTAAATCTTCCAAGCCCTTATGAAAACACCAAAAATCCGTTTCCTTGGTTAAGCGAGATTATTGATTTAGAGAAGTGCAAGAACTTCTTTGAAACTCGTGTTACTGAATACGCAGTAGGAAATATAGAAGACGATTTTTAATGCTTAGAAGTGTAACGATAGATAACAAAATGCTCACATGGTTAGCTGAGCAAATAAATAAAAAAATAGAAAATGGTGACGAGGTTACTCGCAGTATGCTCTCCAATTTAATTTGGAAATACGAAAAAGAAGGAAATTAAATGACTGCTTTTTTTGAATCGAAGAAGCTCTATGATTCATCTCATGTTCCAACAAAAGGTCATATGAACGACGCTGGTTGGGACTTATACTCTTTTGAAACAATCTCTATACCTTCTGGAGCTACAGTTTTAGTTTCAACTGGAATAGCAATGGCAATACCCAAAGGTTATGTAGGTTTGATATGGGACAGATCATCAATGGGAGTCAAAGGTATACATAGACACGCAGGCGTTATAGACTCTGAATACAGAGGTGAAGTAAAAGTTTGCCTGCACAATACAGCAAAAGAGACGTATCATATAGAGAAGGGCGACAGAATCGCCCAAATGCTAATACAAGAAGCCCCAAGTTTTATACAACAAGTGGTTCACGAACTAGACTCAACAAACAGGGGCGATGGAGGGTTTGGTTCTACAGGTAAGTAGTATGGCTAGAAAAAAGAATAATGAGTCAGGATATACTACTAGACGGAAGGCTTTAAAGCCTAAAACGGACAATCAGACAAAGTACATTAGTCTTATAAATGAAAATGATGTAACTTTCTGTACAGGCCCAGCAGGTACTGGCAAAACAGCTGTAGCGGTTGGTTTAGCTTGTGATTATTTATTAGACAAAAGAGTTGAGAAGATAGTTGTTACTAGACCTGTAATTGAGTCAGGTAGAGGATTAGGTTTTTTGCCCGGAACTTTTGAGGAAAAAATACATCCTTATCTTATTCCTGTATTAGAAGAGATGCAGTACAGGTTAAATAGTAATAGAGTTGAGGCATATAGAGAAGAAGGTAAAATTGAAGTAGTGCCTTTAGAATATATGAGAGGGCGAAACTTTCACAACTCTTTTATAATATTAGATGAAGCTCAAAATGCTACGTTTGAACAGCTTAAAATGTTCATAACTAGAATTGGTTGGGATTCTAAAGCTGTTATCAATGGCGATATTGACCAAACAGATTTAACTTCAAAAGAACAAGGAGGTCTTGAGGAATTTCTTGACCGTCTTGGAGACGTTGAAGGAGTTGGTATTGCTGAACTTACAGAAGATGATATAATTAGAAACAAGATTATTTCTAGGATCTTAGACGCTCTTTATGACGATACGGTAAAATATTCCTAATGCCTACTTATGATTACCTATGCAATGCTTGCGGACATGAATTTGAGCAATCTCATGGCTTTGGAAAAACTCCTGAGCCATGTTCTTGTGGGAGCAAGGATATTAAAATAGTCATTAATCAGGCTCCCACAGCGTTTGTAAAAGGAGAGCCTACTACACTAGGTCATCTTGCTGAAGCGAACACTAAAAAGATGGGACGTTACGAGCTTGATGACCATAGAGCGAAGCAGCAAAAAGGTAATCTTAAAAAACAAAAACCTAAAGATTGGTGGCAAAAATCAGGAGATGCTAACCAGTCTGATATAAACAAGATGTCTGCATCGCAGAAAGCAAAGTACATCAAAGATGGAAGAAAATGAAGAAAAAGAGGTTGCAGACCTATCCAAACTAGTAGACAATGATATATCATGCGCTGACTGCGGAAAGACTCTACTTAAAATGGTCAAAATAGAAGACTCTGATTTTGAGTTTTCTGTTCTTTGCACTTGTCCATTTTGCGAAGGAGGAAGCTGGAGAGCTGAGTTAAAAGGTAGGTACTATCAAGATGCAGCGGACGGTACTTATTTAGGAGAAGTTACCGCAGATGGAAATGATTTTACAATAGAGGTAAAAAAGCAATGACGGATGACGTAGAGCAATTTTTAACTCCAGAAGACACGACTTATGTTTACTACAACAGTGACGGCCAAGTTACTGAAGAAAAGATTGGATCTTCTTGTGCTTATGTAGCTACCGTAGAAGGTAAGGAGTTTAACTATGTTAAATGTATGAGAGGTCACTTGTTTGATCCTTTTGGAATGGACGCAAACAAAATCAATTCAGTTAATACAAAGTTCTCTAAAGTCAATAATGAAACTTTTAATCATTACTTGAAATACTTAGAGACAAAACAAAATAATAGTTTAACTTGGGCTGAGAGGAGCTTCTTAAATGGCTAAGAAAACCGGAAAACTAACTAAGGTTGAAAAGTTCTACATAGAAAATAACTTTGACATAGAAGCTTCTAAAATTGCAAAAGATCTAAATAGGTCTGAAGCTTCTGTGGCTAAGCATATTGACAGCTTAGGTGAAAAGTCACACACATCGAAAGCTAAGTCTGATCCCTCTGATGTGTCAAATCTAATGGGTCATAAAGAGGGAAGAGGTGTTACCGTAATGACTCCTGCTGCTTCTGAAAGAGGCGATGACACTAGATCTTCTAGAACTGGCAAAGCTCAAAGACATCAAACTGCTATTCATACTATCAAAAAATAATGAGTGTATTCTTATCTAAAGAGATTGACAGCTACATAAATCAGTACGCCGACTCTAATCCAATATGGATAGCAGAACTCTCTAACGGCGAGACTGTTTATCAAGATGACGGTAGACCTGACATTAAGCCTAAAAGTGCTTGGCTTAGAATGAAGCAATACTGTGAACAAAACAATTTGCATATAGAAAGCATCAAAGTTAGAAACCGATCTCATGTAGAAGATGTTGGTTCAGGACATGATGGATATTTCTTTTGCAAAGGTGCTGGAGCTTTGTTATTTCAGGATTTAACAGTTCACACATTTAATATAGGCCATATTGAAAATGGTAAGCTTTATGTGAGGACTTGGAGGCTTCCTGAGTTGGTTGCAGAAAGATTTGAAGAAAGAGATCCTTACGAGGCTTCTCCTGAATGTTTGATTGTAAAGAAAGGCATATTGAATGAACAAGAATTACAAACACAAGACAACAGGGCAGGAATGTAACGCTGCTCAATATATTGCTGAAATGGTTTGCCTCAGAGAGGCAGAGAAGCAAAGGGTCGGTAGACCAGCTTATGCGCTGTGGAATACTGAGAAATGGCAAAAGAAATTCAAAAGCCAAGTGACAAAGGCTTACAATTTGCTAAAAAAATATAGCGATAAAGCTATCATCAATGCCTTAAACTCTTACAAAGGCAAAAAAATATATTCTCTTCGTGTCAAGTTTCTTGAACCAATCATTGAGAAAGAACAAGAAGCTATTGATAAGATAGAAGCTAAAGAGATAAAAGAAATTAAGTACGAAGACAATACTTTGCAAAAACCAAGAAAGAGTTTTGGCAATCAAAGCTTGTTTTCCAAATTAGAAAGTTTAGACAATGAGTGACGCAGCATTAAAAACCATTACTAAGAAGTATGGAAACATACTTGTCAACGGAGCGGATGTATTTGAAGAGTTGCAAGACATGCAAGTCATCCCTGTCAGCCCCTCATTAGACTACGCTCTTGGAGGAGGTTTCAGGGAAGGTACTTGGATTCAAATGATTGGAGATCCAAAGTCCGGCAAAACGACTACAGCTTTGCAATTTGCAGCAGCCTGTCAAAAGAAAGAATATGGAGAGAGACCTATCTTCTATGTAAACGTAGAAGGAAGATTAAGCATTAAAAACTTTGAAGGTGTTCAGGGTCTTGACGCTAGTAAGATCACTGTTGTTCAGTCTGAGGGAGAAACTCTTAGCGCAGAAAAGTATTTAGGCGCTGTAGAAAAGATAGTAAAGTCACATCCTAATTGTGTAGTCATCATTGATTCAATATCTAGCTTTATAGCTCAGAAAGATTTAGATGAAGAAGTAAGAGGTGATTACAGGCCGGGAGTTCCTAAGATACTATCTAACTTCTGTAAGAAGATGAGTAGCGTAGTTCCTAAACAAAGAGCTATCATTATAATGATTACCCACTTCATTGCTAATACTGGCGGTATGGGCAAGAAAAAGGTAGCTGATGGAGGTGTGAAAGTTCGTTATCAAGCAGATACTATACTTGAAATTGCTTGGATTCAAGCTTGGAAAGAAAAGAGCGATGGACGACAAATTGGACAGGCACTACATTGGAAAGTAGTTACTTCTGCTCTTGGAGGTTTTGTAGGAGCAGAAGCTATTGGATGGCTTCGGTATGGTATAGGTATCGACTACAAACAAGAACTGTTTGACCAAGCGAATGATTTTGATTTGATCTCCGCAGCTGGTGCTTGGTACACCTGCGATTTCTTAGTCGATGATCCAAAACCGATCAAAAAACTTTTGGAAGACAAAGGAATTGAAAAAGATGATGAAGAAAAAATTACAAAGCTAGTCAAATTTCAAGGTCAACAAAAACTCAGAACCTTTTTAGATGAACACGATCTTTGGTCTGCTTTGCAAAATTCATTAAAGGAAATGTTATCTTGAAGGCTATAGGTTTTGATGGCCGAGAAAGGAATTGGAATCTGTCTAAATGCGTAGTTTCAGGGGATCAGACAAGACCTCGAAGTAAATTGCATATTTTATCAAGAAAATTACTACGCGAGCAGTTTCCTTATGATACAATCCTTGAAGAAGTGCCGCTTGTCGGCTCACATAAGCCATCAAGAAAGTCTACCTTGTATGTTGATTTCTTGATACCGTCACATTCATTGGCGGTAGAAGTACACGGGCGACAGCATTTTGAATTTGTCGCCCATTTTCATGGAGACAGGCGAGGGTTTAGGAAATCAAAAGCCAGAGATCGAGACAAAGCAAACTGGCTTCATAATAATGAAATACAGCTTATTGTTTTAAGTTATTCAGGAACAGAAGATGAATGGCGAGAATCTATTATCAATAGATAAACTTGAGGAGTTTGTAGGTAGGCTAGACTCATACATGTCTGATGTCGCCCATATAAAACCAAATTCCGAAGTAGAAAAAATATTGTCCCTCACAGGTTTTGAACTTAAATCTTTAACTTCAGAAGAATGCTGTGAAAAGGCTTATGCTATATATAACTATTGCAATTTCTTGCAAAAGAAGCATAACAAAGAAGTCGCTAAGTCTAAGTGGTGCGAAGAGTTTATAAACTATGCAGTATCAAAAGTTTCAAGTCAATTCGATAAGTATACTAAGTGGGAAGTCAAAGTAAATTCTGTCATAAGAGAAGATGACTTTGTGCAAAAGGTATGGCGCGTTAAAAGAGTGATTGATGGTAATGTAACCTCTTCACTAGATATTATAAGAGACATCAGAAAACAAGCAGACACACTGCTTGAACTCAGTAGAAGAAAGTACAGTAGGGGATAAACATGTCACCTTTAGAACTAATAAAAAACGGGATACTAGAAAATGATTTTGAAAAAGTTATTCAAGGGTACACTCTTCTCACGGGAGAAGAAGTTAGACCAGCAACAAGAGAGCAAGAAAGAAGCTCAGAGCCAGAAGAACCCAGAAGTGAACCACACGCCGAAACCGTGCAGTCATCAGTGCCGGTGCGGTCGGAAGTAGAAGACTTCACAATGAAGAGGGACAATCTTCCTGCTGGTCAATACGGAAGAAAAGAATCAATACAAGTTGGAGAGAACCAATTTGTAGACGATGGAATCGAAGCTACGGGAAAAGAGTTTGAAACTCCGGACATTGCTCCCACTCCTCGTAGAAAACCAGTTCAAATGGTTGAAGTGGTTTGCAATTCTTGTGGAGCAAAAGAAGAAATAAATCCAGCTTATAAAACTGGAAGCTACCATCGATGTTCGAGGTGTGTAGGTTAATGGAGAAGATAAATGACACAACAGCAGAAAAATCTGTAATTGCAGGTTTGATACAACATGGACGAGATGCTTTTGATGACGTTGATGGTATACTTACAGCAAATTCTTTTACAGAAGAAAAGAATCAAATTATGTGGAGTTGTCTACAGCAACTCTTCAAAGACTCAACTACTGTTGATTTACCAACGCTTTACGGCGCTTCTAAGGTTTTGAGTTTAGACGAACAATTTTCTAAAAAAGATTTAAAAGACTACTTCAAAAAACTCAGTTCTACAACTATTGAAAAATCAAATGTTTCTCATCAGGCTGTAGTCGTTGCAAAATTAGAAGTAGCCAGAGAAGTTTACAGATGTTCTTTGATGGTTCAACAGAACATAGTGGAAGTAAAAAGTGATAAGTCTATCTCTGAGATTTTGGCTATCGGAGAAGAACCTTTTTATAATCTTGCAGACACTCTACAAAATCGTGGAGGCAATGAGCCAGTAGATATATCTCAGGATATTGATGAACATATAGATGACCTAATAGAAAACCCATGCGAGATGATGGGTGTTAGCACAGGTTTTCTAAGATATGACAAAATGATAGGAGGAGGACTCAGGCAAGGAAACGTAGACCTCATAGGAGCTAGAACAAAAGTTGGTAAAAGTTTCTTTGCAGACACAGTTGCCTTGCATGTAGCTGGAAAGCTGAATATTCCGGTGTTAGTATTAGACACGGAAATGCAACAGAAAGATCATGTATACAGAATACTAGCCAGTTTAAGTGATGTACAAACTAACGAAATATCAACAGGTCAGTTTTCAAAATCAAAAGCAAAGATAGAAAGAATAAGACAGGCGGCTGAAACCTTGAAAAAGATGCCGTATAAGTATTCTCCTGTAGCTGGCGCTCCAATCGAAGAAGTTGTTTCTATCATTAGGCGTTGGGTAAAGAGAATTGTTGGTAGGGATGAGAATGGAAATACTAACCCATGCCTTGTGGTTTATGACTACTTGAAATTAGGCGGCTCATCAGAAATGAAAAACAATGAACAGCCACATATAGCTTTAGGCTTTAAGATGCAACAGTTAGTTAACATCTCAATAAAGGAAAATGTCTCAGTCTTATCTTTTGTTCAATTAAATAGAGAAGGCATTACAAGAGAAGGCGAGGATGTGATAGCTGGGTCTGACGACATTGCTAGGTATTGTAGTAGTTTCTGTTTGTTTAAGAAAAAGTCGGAAGAAGAGATTGCTGAAGATGGTGGAGAAAGCGGAAACAGAAAACTTAAACCTATCCTACATAGGCATGGAGGAGGTTTAGAAGAAGACTTTGACTATGTTAATATGAATTTGATTGGCGAGTATGGAAAGCTAGTCGAAGGATTTACAAAATCTGAATACATGCTTGCTAACAAAAAAGAAAAAGAGGGTTTTGATAACGAAGTCAATGACGACAAAGAAGGCTTCGTAGTTGAAGAAGATATTGATCCGGAGAAACCGTTTTGAAAAAGTTGTCTGGGGAAGAGTTAAAATTTCTTTCTGACAAAATTGCTTTGAACATTGTGCCTGTACTTGCTAACTTTGGAATAGAAGTTCAGATATTCGATGATTATGTAACTTGTCCTTGTCCTATTCACGGTGGAGACTGTCCTACTGGATGGACTATGACGACAGATGCAGATAATCCCTACTTAGGGATATGGGTTTGTTGGACTGAACACTGTGAAGAAGAAGTAGACAACATAACTGGTAAAAAGAAGTATGTTAATAATCCTCTAGGTCTCATAAGAACTTTATTAGCTAATAAATATGAAAGAGAAAACGTCTCATTTGGAGAAGCAATATCATTTGCAATGAACCTTGTTGAGACTGACTTTGAAGATTTGTCGAAAGGTTCTTGCAAGGTAGACTTTACAAAGAAAGTATCGTCAAGCGCCGAAAGAAACTTTAAGAGGCGAGAACAAAACAAGAAACTTGGACACCCAAGAAACAAAGTCAGGCAGTCCTTGTTGCGACCAGCTAAATACTTTTTGAATAGAGGATACAGTGAGGAAGTTCTTGACGCTTTTGATGTGGGAATTTCTCGAAATACAAAAGGTGTTATGAGGAAAAGAGTCATAGTGCCGGTCTATGATGACGAGGGAGAAGTCATGGTTGGCTATCTTGGAAGGTGGCCTTCTGAAAAGTATGAAAATTATGAACAACCTAAGTGGAGATTTTCTAAAAAATTCTATTCTGGTGCTTGGCTTTATGGTTATCATCTGGCTAAGAATCACATCGAAGATACAAAGGTTGTAGTTTTAGTCGAAGGACAAGGAGATGTTTGGAGACTATGGGAATCTGGAATAAAAAACTCTGTTGGTATGTTTGGTTGCAGCATAACTGACACTCAATTAAGAATACTTGAAAACTCTACTGCTGAAAAAGTTGCTCTAATATGTGACAATGATAAAGCTGGGCAAAAAGCTAGAATATCTATTAGAAAAAAATGTGAGAGTAAACTTGAAGTAGTGGATATAATTACTGAATCAAAGGACATTGGAGAAATGTCCATTTCAGACATAGAGCAAAAAATAAAACCTCAAATTGAAGGATTGTATAATGACTAAAATATTAGGCTTTTCTGGTGCAAAACAAAGCGGCAAGAGTACATGCTGTAAGTTTATACATGGCTATCAATTAAGACTAAATGATGTAGTTGAAAAGTTTTTCATGGACGATGAAGGATCACTTTTAATAAATGCCACTCAGATAGATGAGCATGGTAATGAAGTAGAAGGATTAGGAGTTCTTGATATTGAAAGACAAGACGAAGAGTTTCTAGATTATGCTTCCCAAATTATGTGGCCTCATGTGAGATCTTTTAGTTTTGCAGACCCGCTGAAATCAATTGCAGTTCAATTGTTTGGACTTAAAGAAGAGCAATGTTTTGGTAGCGACGAAGACAAAAATACTCCAGTAAACATTAAATGGGAAAATATGCCCATAGATACTGATAATTCTGGATTCATGACAGCTAGAGAGTTCTTGCAATATTTTGGAACTGATCTTTGCAGAAAAATTAAGCCAGATATTTGGACAAGCTCTTGCTTAAACAGGATTTCGTTCAGCGGAACTGACTTTGCTGTAGTTCCTGATGTCAGATTTCCGAACGAAGTTGAAGCGATACAAAAAGCTGGAGGAAAAGTTATTAGACTGACCAGAAAGCCTTTTGAAGATGCTCATTCGAGTGAAACATCATTGAACTCCAAAGATGAAATGTTTGACCATGTACTAGATAATAGTGAAAAGGATCTTCACGAAACTAACTTAGCTCTCATGGAAGTATTAAAGGATTGGGGATGGCTAACAACAAAATCATAAGTATACCTTGGGACGACAGAATGGTAACTGCGGCTCAACACAAAGCTAAGAAATTAGGAAAGATAAGAAATTCTATTCTCAGAGGCGGCGGTAATGCTGCTGGTTATTTAGGAGAGGAAGCTGTAGCATCTTATATTGGAGCAAAAATAACTAGCTGCAATAAAGGATCAGATAAGTATGACTATGACATCATAGCTAAAGATGGTCGTAGAGTAGAAATAAAAACAAAACGAAGGACTGTTTATCCACAAGATTATTTTGATGTTTCAGTCGCTAAGACTAGTGTTCATCAAAGACCCGACTTGTATATTTTTGTTAGTATTGAATTTGAAGATATGAAAATGGTTAACGGCAGGCGTTACTATTATGGTATCAAGAGTATTTGTATATTGGGACAGGCGGAGCCTGAAGACTTTTTTGCGAGAGCCAAAATTTGGCGAGAAGGTGATATTGATAGTAGAAATGGTTTTAAAACACATGTAGATATGTATAACCTGCCCATATCGGAAATAGATCCCTTAGATGATAGTTTGTTACCACAGAAGTAGTAGTCTTGGAACTTTAGAATTTTGCCAGCAAAAGTATTTTTTGCAGTACAATCTTTCATTCAAAGACAAAACCAACGCAAAAGCCTTAATGGGTACTATTACTCATAAAGTCATGCAAACTCTTGGAGACAAGAAAGTTGCTATGAATGAAGGTCTTGACATTGTAGAAGATGAAGAGACTGGAAGAAATCTTACTTTAGAAGAATGTGATAATCTTGAACTACTTAACGATATAGCTTTTGAGTATTACACAAATGCTTTTCCAGAAGTTAGTCTTGGCGAAAAAGAAAAAAGACAATGCCTTCGTTGGGCAGAAAAAGCTGTGGCTTATCAAGATGGACTACTTGACCCTAGAAATCAAAACGTTTTTGCTACTGAATTATTCTTCGATATAGAGATAAAAAAACCTTGGGCAAAATACAAATACGAGTTTGAAGATCAGACAATTGAAGGATACCTATCAATTAAAGGAACCGTAGACCTAATCCTTAAACAAGGGGAAGATTACTACGAGATACTAGACTATAAGACAGGAAAACGGTTAGACTGGGCGACTGGAGAAGAGAAGACTTATGAAAAGCTACAGAAAGATACACAGCTGCTTCTTTACTACTACGCCCTTAAAAACATGTATCCTGAAAGAGAATTCTCAGTAAGCATATATTACATCAACGCTGGTGGATTATTCTCAATGGTGTTTGACGAAAGCGACTACGAAAAAGCCGAGTTAATATTAAGGAAAAAGTTCGAGCAGATAAGAGATATTCAACAGCCCAAACTTCTTTCTAATGAACATAAACACTGGAAATGTCAAAAGCTTTGTAAGTTCAGTGGCGAATATGAAGACTCAGGCAAAAGCATATGCCAACATATAAGAGATGAAGTCAAAGAAAAAGGTGTGGTCAAAGTCGTCGAAGAGTATGGAAAAGTAAATAAGATTGCTACTTATGGAGATGGCGGCGGTAGACTAGCAGGCACAGACGAGAAAGACAACAAGTGAATCAGCAAATAAAGGGATGTATAAAAG